AGCGCGGGTAAGCTGATCGTGGAAGATCCGCTGAATGTCGTAATGCGCACCCTTCTGCGGATCAACAGCCGTCACCATGAGAAGCCAGAGCGGCTTGTCCTGATGCCGCTTCAGAAGCTCCACAAATCCCATGATGGTCAGATCTTGACGCTTCCGCTGGCTGTTTCGGTTCGCATTCAGGAACACAATCGCCTCAGGAGGAAGACCCACATTCTTGCGGAGAGCCGACCGAGCCGCAATTGGAAGGTTGGAGAAGATGGTCGAGTCCACTGCGTGCTCCATCACAAGCGGAGCTGCTCCACCATACTCTGCGAACGTCTTGGCCCAGGAATCGGTGAAGCAAAACACCTTGTCCGCTGCCTTATTCAGCTCATCCATCAGAGGCTGAGCAATTCCAGTGTAGACCTGATCCACATACAGCCACAGCTTGTAAGGAGTCTCGCCCTTCACATACTTCATGGAGTTGATGAACCTCGCAATGATCATCGGATCGTTGTAGATCATGACCACGTCCGGTCCGACCATCTCCAGATACTCGTGGATCTTGTTAAATCCAAACCCCTCCTCCTTCGGATCTTCGTTTGCGGCTGCGTCATACGCAACAATACCTCCAGGTGTCTTGCGGATATTCTTACGCTCAGGGTGGCGCTGAAATCCAAAGTGAAACGTCTTGACCTTGGGTGCAAGCGTGGCAGCCTGAGTCAATAGGTTGGAAACGACCTTCGAGTATCCAGTCGTCTGATCAACGTGAGTGCTAACGAGAACAAACCGCATTGTGTGTATTCTCTCGGATCTGTATAAATAGGATGCAGGTCAACTCCGCTCAGGATTATCTGACTGCGCAAAAGCGTCGTATTGTCGCTGCGACTTTTGCACTTGATCCTCCCCCAGCTCACCGCAAGTATAACTATGTCTATGTCTCCATGCTCGCCAACAAGGCGACGCAGTATGATAAGGTAGCCTATCCTCAGACACTCAGTCTCGCTACGGGGTCTGTTCCAGGTGGAGTGCATACTGCGACCGGTCTGCCTATTGCACAGCCGAGTCAGAGCAATCGCCCGGTGGTGAATTCATGTGTGACCTGTCCAGTGGCTGCTGTAAATAACGCCCTCCCCGGATCTCTCATCTAAAGAATCAATGTGCGTAAATACAAATGCCTGGCGCTCTCATGCAGTTAGCCCAGGTGGGGGCACAGAACACCCTGGTCAATGGAAATCCTTCCATGACACACTTCCGTGCTGTCTATCGGCGGCATACGAATTTTGCTATGGAGCACGTTCGCATGTCCTTCACGTCGTCGAATCTTGATTTTGTCTTCAATGGAAATAGAACGCTGACCTGTAAGATCGACCGCTATGCGCAGCTCCTTCATGACACCTATCTAATTCTGACTCTTCCTGATATTTGGTCGCCAATGGTCTCACTGCCCACTGTCAATAGCCAGCCTACACCACCACCCGCGGGATATGATCCTGCTTGTACGGCGATAGGGTATGAGTTTCAATGGATTAAGAACATTGGATACAATCTGATTGACCACGTAGAAATCGTTGCAAATGGTGTCAAGCTCCAGAGGCTGACAGGTGAGTGGCTGAAGATGTATTCCTACTTTACGCATGACGAGAATAAGCGACGGGTCGTAGATCAGATGGTTGGAAATGTGCCTGAAATGTATGATCCGGCGAACGCATATGATCGCACGGGTCAATATCCCCACGCCGTTACTCCAACAGGTCCTGGTACTACGTTCCCATACGCGAGTACACCCGAACCGTCTATTCGTGCCCGCCAGCTGGTGATTCCCCTTCACTTCTGGTTTTGCGAGAATCCGGGCATGGCCCTCCCATTGGTTTCGATGCAGAACAGTGAGACCTTCATCAACATTGTGCTCCGTCCTCTGAATCAGTTGTACACTGTGATTGATGTTGCTCCAGCTAGCCCTACATACGGTACGCGTATTCAGCCTACAAGTTCACAGGCGATGAACCTGTTTCTGACTGCCCCTACGCTCTCGGGTGGAAGTTTGACGAATACAGTGAATACGTTCTTTGCAGATCCCTATCTTGAGGGTAACTTCATTTACCTGACGGACATGGAGATGAATCAGCTTGCGACAGCGGATCAGACGTTCCTTCTCAAAGAGGTTCGTCGTGTCAACGCAGAGGGGCAATATGGCGCAAATACAGACATTGATATTCCAATGTTCAATCTTGTCACGCGAGTTGTCTTTACAGCTCAGCGCTCTGACAGGATCTTGACAAATGATTGGGATAACTACACAAACTGGACTAATCCAGATCGCGCGCCATTCACTCCGAGAGACACTACACAAATTGGCGACACTCTTTTTTCGTCTGGGCAGGCTCAGATCTCTTCGGTCTATCCGCGTGATCCGGTAGCAAATGGTATTCTATTGTTCGAAGGGAATTTGCGTTTCCAGACCAAGCCAACCAGTTACTTCTCACTTTTACAGTCGTATAAGCACACGACTGGTTCTGCTCCACACAATCTTCCCGGTGTGTACATGTATTCCTTTGCTCTCGACCACGATCAGTATCAACCGAGCGGTGCTATCAATGGCAGCATGTTTAATAAGGTCACGCTGAGAATATCTCTCCAGCAGCCTATTCCATCTGCAAATGCTTCAACTGCCCAGACTGTTGTGTGTGTTCTAAAGTCCACTGCACTGAGTTCGAATCCAGTGATCGTGTCAGACCCAACCGCTCGCCAGCCTAACAAACCAGATGGAACTCCTGGAAATCTGATCTTTACGCCCGATCAGCTTCTCACAGTTGTTCAATCAACGGTTGGAGGAAGTGTCATCTTCTCGTATACCTACAACGTCGGAGTCTATGTTGAATCCATCAACTATCTCCGAATCGTGAGCGGAATCGCAAATCTCGTGTTTGCTTCTTAACAATGGGGGATATCACGCTGTTGAAGGCAACGTATGTGGTCGCTGACCAAGAGTTTGATCTTCTTGAACATATGAATACTGAACTCACGAAAAACTACGGCGAGCTCCATGTTGTTGTTGCTGCGTTGGACACTAAATTACGCGCAGAAAACCGAATTACAACGGCAGCTGATTCAAGCATTCTTGCAGCAGGTCCGCCTAAACTGACGGTAGAGTATACCGACGAAACCGGTGCTTGGCATCGAGCAACAGCAACTATCCGGGAAACACTTCATATCGGTGAACGGAGTACATACGGAAAGGCGGTTCAGAAACCCGGAGATCTGATTTGGAGCGCATCCCTTGTGGCTGGAAAGTGGATGATGGTCTTTGTTGTTGCGACACTCTACGGGCTTATCGTCCTGTGGACATGGATGCAATGGAAGGGTATGGAGGGTAAGTTTATTGAGTGGAATGATGTTACCATGGATAAATTCGGGGGTCTCGGATTTGTAGTTGCTGTACTGATTTATGGACTCTTCGCAATCTTTCGGTATCCAAGCAGATTTATATCACCAAGCGGTGGTGACGGGTGGATGCTAAAACTTGTGATGACTGCACTCTCTGCGTATGCTCCAATTCCCGGTGTTCTTACACAGATGATTATTTGGTTTACGGTTGTCCGCAATCTTGGCCGCCCCGCCGGTATGTCATTAGAAGCCACCGGTGCGGCGGCAATGGGTGTAGCTTCGAATCTAGCATCACTTAAGGGACTAAAACTCCCCCTTAAGTAACAATGATTGAGATCCCCTGGCTCGTCGCTGGTCTTTTAACTGGACTCATTATCGGAACAGTCTTCGTGCCCCCGACCCGCAAATCAGTAGGCGTGCCTAAACCCGGTGATCCTGAAGTGTTTCATACGGATACCGGTTGTGTTCGATTTGAAGCCACTGAAGTCCCGTGCACAGCTGAGCCAGACTCCCTGAATCTCCTCGCATCTCAGACACAATGAAGCTGCCGATCACCAATGTGCTCCATCGAGGAGCGCCCTTCTTTTCCTTCATCATTGGAATGGGCTTGGCTATGCTCCTTTTTCACCGCAACTTCGGAGTGATGAAGACGTTAGCTGTGCCTCTAGCTGAGACGACAACTAAAGTTGTAAAAGTTGATGGAAAATGCTATCGTTACCGCGTGGAAGATGCCGAATGTGAAATCCCGTCTTCTTCATAAACAATGGAAGGATCGACATCTCTTGACGCGCTGCTTCCGAGTCCGCAGGGTCCGCAGTCTGCCCCGCCCGTTTACCCCGAAGCCAGTGGACCTGGACCGAGCACCACGGGCTTTGTGCCGACGTTCAAGCCGACACTGCCGCAGATGGGATTCATGTTCCGCAATCTCCAGCTGTATGTCGCCTTCTTTGTAGCCACCTTTATCCTGTCGCTGGCAACTCCCCGCAACCTCCTTCTCCAGTATATCCCGTCAGCCTACACGTCGAGCGGCGTGGTGAGCTACCAGGGTGCGGCGGTTGTGAGTGCCGCGTCGGTGGTTCTGGCGCACTTTGTCAGCGTCGTTATTACGAGCTTTCTTGGTTAGTTCGTATTAACATAATGCAGTGCCCGCCCGCTTGGGTCTATCCTCGGATTCTGCTCGGGGCTGGGTATCAGTTGACACCATTCTTTGTTTCAAAATATAGAATTACCCACGTGGTCAATTGCGCATTTGCCGACGATTGTCCAGAGTGGTGGCGAAAGAGACATCCGGGAAACTATGCGGAGATTCATGCTCTCGATTCCATCGCCGTGCGGATTCTGGATTGGTATCCAGAGTTTGAGAATTGGATGAAGCTGTTTCTGCGGTCGACTAACGGAACGGTGTTCGTTCATTGTAAAGCAGGTATTAATCGGTCAGCTTTTCTGGTCATGGCGTTCGTGTGTAAGAACTCTGGGATTGATTTCCGGACGCTCTTGTCTGCGGTTCGTAGGCAGCGACCGATCGTCTGCGAGAATTCTGCTTTCATGAGACAAGTAGAAGACGAACTATATGGACGTGTTCAGAGTGAGGAAGACACGGGAAACAGAATCAACGTCGATGGGAACGCTTGATTCTGTCCATCGAGACATTGTAGGTGGTTTACGTGACGCAAAGACACACGACACAGAATTACGGGAGGAAGCGGATCAACTGCGTGTCCGCATTGAGGCGTTAAAGGCTTCGAATGAGATTGCCGATGTTGTCATGTGTACGACATGGGAAATGCGTGTGCGCGAAATTGAACGTGAGCTGAGTCGAGCAAACCCTATGGAAGACTACTACATGAAAAACATGGACATCCTGATGGATTATTACAAACGTCCGGATGCCGTCGCTCAGCCGACACAGACTCCCAAGGATGCGTCGACGTTTATGAAGTTTTTCACAGCATCATGCTCTCCTGATCAGGGCACATCAAAGAAGCAGATCTTTGATGCGTATGTAACCCGGATGAAGCTGACGAATACACCGGAGGTTGTCCAGCAGATGACGGAGCATTGTATTGGCTGTAATGTGGCTCGCGAGGAGATTAGCTCGGAAGGCATTCTTGTGTGCCCAAAATGCGGGTCGGAAGAGTATTCTTTGGTGGTGTCTGATTTTCCTTCGTTTCGCGATCCGCCGAAGGAGCGTAACAATTACGCCTACAAGAAGATCAACCATCTGAATGAGATTTTGAATCAGTTTCAAGCCAAGGAGTCTACGATGATTCCAGAGGAGGTGATGAACGAGGTGGTGCTGGAGATCCGTAAGCGTCGCATCAACAACATTGCTGATCTGACGGAGAAGGAGATTCGTGAGATTCTAAAGAAGCTGGGAAGGTCAAAGTATTACGAGCATGCGGCTCATATTCTTTCGCGTTTGAACGGCAATCCGCCTCCCACCATCACGCCGGAGATCGAGGAGAAGATACGCGCTATGTTCCAGGAGATCCAAGCGCCGTTTCTGTTATACTGCCCGAATGATCGGACGAACTTCCTGAGCTACTCGTACATCCTGTACAAATTCTTCGAGCTGCTGGATCTGGATGAGTATAAGGTGTATTTTCCGTTGTTGAAGTCACGTGACCGCTTGATCGCCCATGACCATATATGGGCGAAGATCTGTGACTACTTGAAGTGGGAGTTTATTCGCAGCGTATAATAATGGCAAGAGTTGGGGATAGATTTCGCGCTCAAGTAGAGGATGCTACCGATAATAGTATTTTCGGGAATATGGAATACCCATTTGAGATTTTTCAAATAGCTCATGACGGGCGCTTCATGATTGAAATTGTTAACAAAGGTCCCCCCGCCACAGGGTATATTACGAATGACCAGTTAGACTTATTAAAGGGAAAGAAGGGGGTTCTTCAAATTACAAAACAAGTTATGATGCGCGGAGAACCAGAATACTACTTAACTTTCGTAGAACGAGCACCGGCAGCGGCGGAAGAAGGTGTTTATGATCGTCAGCATCTCATAGATAAGCTAAATGAGGCAGGATATTCAACAAGCTCCCCAGAGATAACCAAAGCAACCACTGAACAACTTCGACGCATGCTGGAAGAAGAATATAAAACAGATAAACCCCCTCCTCTTGTGGACGGGGAGAACCAACAACAATATGAAAATAGAGTCGCGCAATATAGGCTCAACAAGGCAGCCTTTAAGAGGATGGGCTGGGGCGGTCGCCGTCGCAAGACCAAGAAGTCTAAACGTCGGGCGCGGAAAACTCGTCGTCGTCACAAGTAATGGAAGGTAACATCGCCGTATATGATTGTCGAACTAAAAAAGAAGAAATTCAACGGGTCGCTGAAGTTCTTCAGCGACCCGATCAGTTTAATCAGAACGTTCGTCCATGGGAAGATGGATGCGAAGGCGGAGAGCGGTATCATTTTGTCTACAGAGAGAATGGTCAAATCCAGGGTTGGATGATGGTTGATATACTCACCCATAAAGGCAAGTGGACATATGCTTACCTCGACAAGGTGAGCGCACGTAACGGAACAAAAGGTGTTGGAAAACAGCTCGGGGACTATCTCAAAGATTGGGCAAGAGCCAGAGGTAATATCGACTTTATCTGGCTATGGGCTAAAAATAGACCGGTAAGCGATATCTACGAGAAAGTTTGGGGATATAAGCGAGTGCAATATTATGAAGAGTATGGTTTCATGTATTTCCCGATCAAGAAAAACCCACCTCTGTCGCTGATTCAACAAGAACTTCCAGAGAACCCCCGTATTTATTGGGTGGGTGCGGATGCTATCGCGAAGATGTCTAACCCCCCAAACAACCTTCTGCTTGAACGAATAAGCCAAAACAGGCGAGGAGATGTTGAACCAGTGAGGGTGATTCTCGCAAACTTAATGGACGAATTACCGAATCTCGACGAAGAAGGTGTAAAAGACGTTCAGGATCAACTGATTAAGGCACTTCCTCCTAAACCGCAGGGCGGAGGCAAGACCGCACGAAACACGCACCGTCTGCGGTTCTTTCGTAAACACCATCTTTCAGTTCGCGGATACTCCCTAGGCGAGTTATCCAAGGTGTCCAAAGTGTCCCGACCGATTCTCCAGCAGGTCTATGATCGTGGTATTGGTGCGTATAAAACCAACCCCACCTCCGTTCGGATGAAGGGCACGTTCAAGAAGGGCGTGAAGGCTCCGTATTCCAAGAAGCTGAGCAAGGAGCAGTGGGCAATGGCGCGGGTCTATTCGTTCCTCGATGGAAATCCGAAGCATGACACAGATCTGCGGCGGAAAACTCGTCGGCGGCATAAGTAATGACGACGTTTACGACTGCAAAGGTCATTGCGATGGTGGCAGTGGCTGTAGGTGAACTCGCGGGCCGAACAATAAGCGTCACTCTTCAAAACGACGAAAAACTCAACATGTCCGTCAAGAACTTTGTTCTACGGAGCGTCGCCGAACAACTGAAGGAAAATGCACCCGCTGAAGAGGTCGAAGAGGCATTAAAAGACTACGACGAAGTTGTCATGCCGTCAGAGGATATCATGTCGGTTGGACCTATATCGGGTGGTCATCGCCGCTCTCGGAAAACTCGTCGCCGTCATAAGTAAATGACAGACGAGTCCGAGTTAACGAAGAAGATATCGAACGACACGATTGAGACGTATTACTACGTGATCTTCTGGGTGGTGGCAGTGTCGGCCGGTCTCGTG